ATCCAGAACGCCTGCGCTCTGGTCGGCCTCTTCATTGCGCTGGAAAGTGATAATCACGCGTGCATGCGGGCCAAAGTCATTGTTGGGCACGTTCAGCAGCCCGTGCATACGCATGCCCAGCGTGGCGGTGGCTACCACGGATGCGATGTCGAGCTCGGTGCCGGACAACTGCGTGGCCGCGGAGCCAGCGCTGGTAGCGAAGTTGGCGTTCTTGGTGATGTTGCCTACCGTGATGCCCGCGGCGTCGTCGTTGTCCTGTATTTCGAACATCTGCAGGTTGCCCGACGGAATCACCAGGTGCTTGTCGGTAGCGGTCGTGGCCGGTCCGTACACCAGGTTGACGCCGAAGACGACGCCGGCCGGCGTTGCCGGTCCGATCGCCGGTGTTTTTCGTGTGGGTGCGGCGACGCGGACTACTGCGTCACCGATGAAAATCGCGGCCGTCGCAGCGAGCTTGTGGCACTCGAATGTTGCGGCGCCGGGTCCGCCGGCAAGGGACCGGTTGAGGGGTCCAAAGCCGTGCGGATTATCTGGATTGGCCATGCATTCACTCCTGAGAAGAAAATTGTTGTGTGGCTGCCTCAAGGAGCGAAGACTCTGGCGCCGGCCTGAAGCTTTATAGCCGGCTGGGCGTCCCGGTGGCCTTTCTGGGGCACGAGTGAGACGCTTTGCTTCGCGTTACTTCCCAACTACTCTAACCGATTATGCCTCTTTATCATCGCCGTTGAGGGCTAATGGGCCCGCTTCGGCCATATATTGCTCTTTGATCACCTTGGCCGCCGAGGCGCTCTTGTCGCGGTAGAACTTATTCCGCTTCTCGACCTTCTCTGCAGGCATCTGCCCGAGCACCATGTTGCGTACCTTCACGGGCTCGCCATTGGCCTGCGTGACGACCTCGAATCCGCGGGTACCGTTCTTTTCGATGCGGTTGGGCGACAGAAATTTGCCGCTGAAGCCCGGCGCGACGTGCCGCTTAATCAAATCTTCCATCGCATTGGGTGATTCCCAAGGTTCCATACCGCGGTCTATGACGTCGTCTTTGCGCTTCTCGCAGCCCTTGGTGACCTCGTCGGCACCGAGGCGTATGCCCGAAGGCTCGCGCACCTCTGGTCGCGCGTTGCGCTCCTCCATCGCTTCATCGGTCTGCATGTAAACGATGCGGCACTGCGCCTCGAGCGGAAGGTCCGCTATCAGCACGCCGCCGACGTGGAATTTGAGAAGCGCGCTGGGCTCGGGTTCGTAGTCGCGCGCCAGGTTCGGGCTGTCGGGAATGCCGGCCGCCTCCAGATTCGCCTCGGGGATCCCGCTGAGGCCTGCGGTGTTGTCTCTTGCTCGTGCCATTACCGTTTGCTCCTGCCAATGCCCGCGACCCGCTTCTTCGCCTCGAGAAAGGCATCCTGCTTGAGGCCCATTCCCTCGATGACCGCGCGCGCCTGTGGCCCAATACGCTCATCGTCATCCGCACGCTCGCGGCGGCCGCCTCCACGCGAGCCATCCTGCGCCGCAATCCGTGTCCGCCGTTCCTCTTCTCCCGGCCGGTCATACCCGTAATCGTCGTCATCCGATCGCCGGCGGCCGGCCAGGCGAGCCTTGGCGGCCTTCGCCGCGGCGAACAGCGTGACCGGCGAATTCTCGCTCGAGGGGTCGAACTCGATCATTTCGCGGTACTCCTCCGCGGTGGCCTTGAACAACTCGCTGGTATTGTCGGCCAGCTCCGGGAATTTCGTCATCAGCCGGTTGTCGGTGGTGATCTTCGTGCGCTCCACATCCACCGTGCGCCGCGCGACCTTGCGGGCGATTTCGGCCACTTCGGCCGCATTGACGAACCCTTCCTTTTTGATCAGCGCGGTGATGGCTTTGGGGCCCTTGGCGATCGCCTCGAGCCAGCGGTCAGGGTCGCTGAAGATGGCTTCGTCGACGTCTTTGTCGCCGGTGACTTTCGGCACCAGGTCGCTGACATCGATGCCGGGATCCTCTTTGTCGGCCGGCGCGGGCTTACCGTCGCCGGCGCCGGCGCCTCGGGCACGCTCGGACCAGTACTTCTCCGATTCGCGCGCCTCATTGCGCTCGCGTTGGCTGCGTTCCCACTCGGCTTTCGAGATTGTGACGGTCTCGGCTTTCCCGTCCTTCGCTGGTTTATCTGTTGCCTCGCGATCGAGGACTTCGTCGTCTTCCATAGGTTCCTTCTAGTTGATCTTCTGCTGGTATCCGTACTCTGTCGGCCCGTAGATGTCGCGCCGCTTCGTGACATAGACGTCCGAGCATTGGAGGCACATCACCCGGTAAATCCCGTTTTCAAAGTGCACCGCCATCGTCAAGCCGTGGCCCCGCGCGCGCAGCTCCTCGACCGACAGGTGGCACTCGCTGCACTCTGCCGGTGGAGGCGAGACGGTGGTGAAGGTGCCATCTCCGCTCGCCCTGAGCCCCGACAGGGCAAGCACCCCCGTCAGGTGCTTTTGGTAGCAGTCCTGGCATATTCTAATGCCGCCGGGCAGAGGGATAATGTCCACCGGGTTTCTGGAATGCCGGCAGTAGTGGCAGGTCTCCGCGGTTACCAGTTGCACTTATGCCCTCTTTCCCGCCATCGCCGCGGCGATCTTGCGCCACTGTTCCATTCCCTGGGCCCCCGCCTTCTTCTTCGGCGGCTCCGGCGATTCCTTTTCTGGGGCCGCCGCCATCGCATCGGCGACCTTCCGCCAGTGAGGCGGCGTTGCTTTCACCGCGGCCTTCTTTTTCGCCGGCGGCGCCTCTTCTTCATCGATTACCATGCTCTTCTTCATTTCGAAGTCTCCTGCCGGTACTCCTCGCGCATGCCCGCCGGCAACTCGAGCATCATCCGTAGGCGCGCGATCTGTCCCCGAAGTTTGGCTGTCTGCTCGGGCCCCGCCTCACGCTCGAGCTCCGCCTGGTCCCGCTGCAGTTGCAGCTCAAGCCGTTCACGCACCAGATCCCACCCGGGCGACGCCAGCAATAGGTCTAGCGCGTCGATCTTCTCGCTGATTGATGAGTCGATCATTATGGGCATTTATTTCTGGTTCGTACCTTCGACGCCACGCTTGATGCGAGCCAGCGTGCGCCGCTGCAGCCACATCAACGCCTCTTCGATCTTGGTCAGCGCAATGGCGTTTTCTCGGCAGCGGAACGGACCTTCCTGGAATCCCCGCAGTCGGTCAATCTCGATCGCAAGCAGCGCCTCTCCAGTGATTCCGTTTACCCCGAATTCCTTGATTGGTCCTTCCTGGAAATGGATATGGATGGGATCACCGCCGCCGCCGATTGAATAGTGGTGGCTCGCACCTCCATGCCCGGCCTCGTCTGTGACTACAATTTCCAGTTGCACGGCTTGGTCGCCGCTAACGGTGTGATCTGTAAGTGTTCTCATTTCACATCATCCCCGCGTTGCCTTGGCCCGCCTGCGACGATCCGATCTCACGATTCGGCAGCTGCTCGGGGCTCGGCACGCCCGGTTCGGTCTGCTCGGGCGGCGGTATCGGCCAGGCCTGCGAGCCCGGCGCCGGCGTCCCCTGCGGCTGCTCGGCCGGCGCCACGCTGCCGAACCCTTGCGGCTGCTGCCCCTGCTGCATGGCACCCATCAGTTGGGCCACGTCCGGCGCCCCGGGCCCGCCCGCGGGCTGGATACTCTTGACCAGGTCCGCGGTCAGTGCCTGCATCGCCTGCTTTGCGGCGAACTGCTCGCGCGTCGCCCGGATGTGAGCGATGAGCAGATTCTCCGCCTGCCGATCGGGATCCGGGTTCTTCTGCTCCTGCGCCAGCTGCTTGAGATGCTCCTGCAGGTGTAGCGCATCGTGGTCCGACGGGTTGGGGATCACCTCCTGTCCCTCTAGCATTAGCGTCCACTCTTCGGGCGGAGTCTTCGGTGCGTCCAGCTCCGGCGGCTGCGGGATGATGCCGGAGAAGTCCTGCAGACCGAGTGCCTTGCTGACCCGCTCTAGCAGAGCCCAGAGGGCACGCGGGCTCTGCTGCACCAGCGGATTCAACATGGCGAGCTGATAGAACTGCAGCACCTTCTGCGCCTGTGCTTCGCGCGAATAGGCGGACACCGCAAACTTCAGGGTGAAGTCGTAGGTGCCGCCGAACTCCTTGGCGGTCATGTAGGCGCCGCCCTTCTTTGTGTCGAAGCCGGCCGCGCCCGTCACAGCCGATTCGGTCACGCGGAACCAGATGCCCGGGTCACTCTTCGGCACCAGGTCGCAGTCGAGCTCCCAGATGTCACGGATGATGGCGCCGAAGTCCTCGCGCATCACTGTGGCATCGAGGTAGGCGCGCACGTTGCCCTCCTCGATCAGTGCCAACTGCCCGGTGGCGGTCCGCGGCGCGTTGGGCCGGTCCGAGGCTCGCCCCATCGAGTAGTCGGTGATGCCGACCGTCCGCTCGCCGTTGGAGATGTTGTCCTGGCTCTTCATCTGGCAGTACGACAAATCCGGGTTGAAGGTCACCACCCTGACGCTGGACGGATCCTCCACCGGCGTCTGCGTGCCGGGCTCGATCCTCTCCGCTTTCGGGTTGTAGCCTCCACCCGGCCGGTAGAAGATCAGCGGCCACACCGAGAGCTCGCCGGCCGCGGTGAACAGCTGGGATGCCTGAGTCGCTTCGTCCTCGATGTCGAGCAGCATCTGCCCGAAGCCCATGCTCCAGTAGGTGCCATCTTTGATGAGGGAGCTGTCGACCAGCGGCCGCCGGCGCCGCATCCGCGGGTAGAGCTCGAGCAAATCCTGGCAGCCCACCACCTCGTGCATGTCCGGGATATAGCGCACCACCCAATCCGCCTCAAACGGCAGGCGATGTTCGAGGTCATCCTGTTCGGCGTCGCTCCGCTGCTTTTTCAGGGGCCGCCACGAGCCGAACCACTCCCAAACCTGCAGTGACCGCCTGGACCGGGTGTTGCTGTCGTCGACCTGCACACCCTTGCTTCGCTCTTCTTCATCGCGCACGGGGTTAGAGCCCACGTCCGCCCGGGAGCTACCCCTCTTCGCTGCCTGAATGGCTCGCTCGACGAACTCACGGTTCGAGGTGCCCTGGTAGAGCTCACCGTCCCCGTACTGCAGCTCGTCGACCGTCGCGCGGTACCTGCGGATCGCGAACGAGAAGTCCTGGATGTCGGTTACCCCACGCTCGCCGGGAACCACGATGTCGTCGGGGTGGAGCGGGAAAAAGCCCGGTCCCTCGTAGTCGCAGACCCGAGCCAGACGCCCGTCCTGTAGGGTGTTGTAACACCGGCGGTACCACGGGCGGTAGGCGATCGAGCGGCCGTTGAGGATCCGGCGGAACTGAAACTCGCACGCCGGCACAATCAGCTTCATCTGGTTGAAGACTCTGCTGGACATGTACTGGCCGACCTTGGCGGCCGCGTCGTAATCGCTCGGTCCGGTGGGAACCGCGGTAATCCTCGCGTCGACGTCGAACATGGACTGGATGTCGCGGGCGATCTTCTGGAAGCAATTCCAGCGGATCAGCGGCACCGGGTGGTTGGGCTTGTCCTCTTCTCCGGCCCGCGGCGCCGACACGCGACCTTCCCACCGCTTCAGGTACTCCGCGAATCTCCGGCTGCGCGCCTCATGGGCTGCTTTCGCGTCGTTCCAGTCGTACTCGATCCGGTTCATGATCCGGGTCTTTTCCTGATCGCTCAGAAGGATCTGGTAGGTCTTAGGCATTAGATTGCCGACCTCTCCCTAATTCCGATGCATTAGGGAAATAGGGAAATAGGGAAATAGGGAAATGTGGGTTCTTAGACATTACTGGTCTCCGCAACCTCGACGTACTCGATGCCATTCCAAACGAGGCGCACTTCCACAAACCGCGAGCCGTTCCAGCGACCGACAACCAGTGCCGAGCCAACACGCGGCGTACTGTCCGGTGCCGGCGCCGCGGCCGGCAGCCGACCGGCCGTCGATAACGTGGCTCCAAACGCCGCTGCCGTGATTCCTTTGGGTTCGGACATACTATTTCTGGTCTCCGCCGGCGGGGGGTTCCAACCCCGGCGGGTTGGGCTCGGGAACCGTCCGCGCCGCTATGCGGTCGAGCGCAGCAACGGCAGCGTGATAGTGTACGGTGTTTCGCTCCGCTATCCGCAAGAACTCCCGTATCGTCTCTACGTCCGTCATTCCCTTGCTCGCCGACATACTATTCCTCATACTCGAGAAACTCTTCGATCGCTTGCTGTATCTTGCCCGCCAGTCGGATCACCTGTTCCTGGCCGGGCTTGGTGCTTTCAGTGGTCAGGAAGTAGCGCGCCAGTTCTTCGCATTTGGGATCGTAAGAGATGCTCATCGTCCAGCCTCAATCATCGTCGTCGTCCTGTTTCGCCCGCGGTCCGTACCGCGTCGGGATCCACTTCTTCTCGCTCTCTCGAGCCGCTGCCAGGCGATAGGCGAAGGCGCGCCGGGCCTTCCCTAGGCCCACGATGCAGAGCGCCAAGGCGAAGACCTCGTCGTCGTGCACGATGCCCTCCTCGCGACCGTTGGCCTTTCTGACAAACTGCTGACACTCCTGCAGGGTGCCGACATCGTGCACCCGGATACTCATCTCACGGACGGCGGTCTCAAGCGCACTCACCAGCACCGGCCGCAGTACCGCGTTCGTGTCGTACCCCAATTCCTGCAGCAGCGCCGGCCGGCGATCGCTCGGGTCCCGCTCCGCGGAGTAGAGCAGCTCGAGCGGGTATCCACCCTCGATATCCAGCAGGTGCCCGATGACGGCTTTGCCCACTGCTTTCTGCTCTGGGACGACGAAGGCCCAGTTGTACCAGCGGGACAGCCAGTAGACCCGCTCGGCCCATGGGCGGGGCTCGTAGCGCTCCTTCAGCTTCGCTACCTGCTCGCCGGTGTCCACGTCCACCACCTGCGCCACACAGTAATCGGGGTCACTGGCGCCCGTCTTGGCGCCCGGATCGATACCCTCGGCGTGGTCCACTCCCACGATGTAGTGCTTCCCTCGCTCTGGCAGCTTGTAGACCGCCATCTCACCGCGGCCGAGGCTGTCCTGGATGAACTGCACCTTCTTCTCCAGTCCTACCTGGAAAACGTCCAGCTTCCCCATCGTCGGATCCTGAATCACCGGCATGCGGCTGAGTGCCTGCATGTCGAAGATGCACCTGCCGGAGGTGAGGAACGCCTCGGAGGGGTTGCCGGGGAACTCCTGACGGAAGCGATCAATCCGCCCCTCGCAATTGGACTCGATCGCCCACCGGCGCCACTGCAGCTGCTCGAGGGTCAGCGCGTAGGCGTCTCGCTCGGCGAGCTCGGATTTAGACAGCCCCTTCTGGAAGGTGTACCGGTCCCGGTCGTCGGTGAAGGGAATCTGATACTCGGGGTGCTCCCACCAGGCGAAGAACACGAACGCCCAACCGCTCGCCTTCCGCGGGTCCATGGCGAGCTGACAGAGGTCGTAGAAACCCCCGCCCATCCCGTTGGCTGTGCTCTCGACGATGACGCCGGAGTCCGGGCTCCGCGGGATCCGCTGCATGAGCCCGGTCATCAGTGCCGGCATGTCACGGTAGAAGGCGGCCTCGGACAGGTGCGCCCAGTTGTACGGCGCCGACCGGCCGATGTCCACGTTGTTCGCGGTCCCCACCAGCACCGAGCTCCCGTTATCCCACCGCAGGTGCTGGTCGGTGTCTTTGATCAGCCGCGGCAGCGTGATGGCTGAATTCCACTCGGCACCGAAGGGGTTGTCTGAGTACGACTTGATGAATTGGTCGTAGTATTCGAAGACCAGGTCGGCGTGACCTTGGGAGTCCGCCAGCACCAGCGCGCGCCGGCCCGGGAAAAAGGGCACCCGGTGGAAGATCTCCGTGGCTGCGCTCGAGCTCATCCAGACCTGGCCGGCCTTGAGGCAGCACTGTCTCACCGGCAGCCCAGCCCGTTCCTGCCGGCGGATCGAGTGATTCAGTTTCTGGCCGGCCACCGAGGTGCGATAAGGTACCGCGAGCCCCTCTTTGTTCCGGATCATCAGGTGCTGGCAGAATTTGGAGTGGTCTCCAAAGGCCTGGAGCATCTGTTCGATTTCCAACGCTGTGAGGACCTCGGTCGGCATTGTTTACGCGCCTGGCTCACCCTGTGATCCACCCTCGTTGGTGGTCTGGACCCTGCGGTAGATTATCAGCAGCTCTTCGACGCTGCCGGCGAAGGCGCGCGACACCTCGGTGGGCGCCGCCTCTTCAGACCACTGCCCCATCTCTATGGCTGCCTGCTTCTCGGCTAGCCGCATTTCCGCCATCAAGGGGGCGTCGAAGCGGTAGATTGGTTGGTTCGCGTCCTTACCCTTGTAGTCGAGCGTCAGAAGGCCCGTGCTGCCTCCTGGCACCCGCTGGTAGGACTCGTGGCGCCCCCGCTCAAAGATAACCTCCCGCATCAGATCCCACCGGTGCTGAATTGCCTGCAATCTGTTGTTTCGATTGGTGATTTCCAGGTCGATGAGCCTGCGCGAAATCTGGGTTTGGAGCTCCCTTATACGGGCCTGGATATTATCATTTTTAGTAAGCCTTCCCGCGTTTACCGCAGCGTGACCAGCCGCGTAACCCGCTGTGACATAGGCCTCGCCGGCGCTCTGTCCCTGAGCCATGGATAGGGCGAACTTCTCATGCTTGGGATTGGCTAATACGGGCATGTTGCCGGGTTATTGCGGAAATTTGCGGAAATTTGCTGACATTTGCTGAAGTTTGCTGAAATTTGCGGCGGCCGGGTGATCAGGCCTGCTGACGGTCGCGGGAGACGGCGAACGGGGCGTCTCACAACTACCAGCTAACGGTACGGTCTAAAACCCACTTTTGGGACACCTGATAACGCCTGTGTTTACAACACTTACGCTACGCGGCCGCGGCCGACCCTTTCGATACACTCTCCAAAGGGGCCTGCAAGGCCCTTTGGATCGTCGCCAGGGGCACATTTAGCCGGCGCGAGATCGCCCGGAAGCTCTCTCCGGCGGCGCGCAGCTCCCTGGCCGCCTCTCTGTTGAACACCCGCAACGGCCGATGCGGCGCCAGGTTCTTGCCGCTCCTTGACTGGACCTCGACACCCACCTTGCCGGCGTTCCAGTCCTTGACGTACCTCTTCAAGCCGGCGCCGGTGCGCTCGGCAATCATCTCGCGTTCGAACTCGGCGAAGGTCCCGAGCATGTTGAAGAAGGCCCGGCCGGCCGCGGTGGTCGTGTCGAGTTGCTGGGTACTCGAGACGAAGTCGATGTCGAGCGCTCGCAATTCAGCCAGGCCTTGGACGAGCAAGAACAGGGAGCGGGCGAACCGGTCGTACTTCCAGACCAGCAGGACCCCGAATTTCTTCTTACGCGCGTCCCGCTTCATCCGGTCGAAGGCCGGCCGGCTGGCCTTGGCGCCGGACACCCCCTCGTCCACGTACTCCTCGGTGATGGTCCACTTCCGTTGGGCGCAATATTCCCGCAGGATGGTCAACTGCAGGTCGCAGGACTGGTCGTCGGTAGAAACACGGGCATAGATGGCGCAGAGCATATGGGGATTATTTCATTGCACTTTGTGGAACACCAGGGGACCGCTACCAATCTGGCCACTGACGAAGAGCAGGAGCACGATTAGCAGGATGGCCCCGCAGATCCACAGTGCCGGCGGGAAGGTCGGGAAAAAGTGGGTGCAGACCCAATACAGGCCATACGCGAGAATGCAGAAAATCAGAATATCGATTAGCAGAACGATCAGTGTCTGTGCCATACGGTTACCTCCCTTCCGAAATTGCGGGCATCCACCGGGTACCTGGCGAAGGTCCGGAGGTTTTCGTGCCCCTCGTAGCGATACCCAACCGGGTCGCACGAAGGTGACTGCGCCAGCCGCCGCGGCGCCGACCGGCCGGCCGGAGGCTGGCTGTAGCTCACCGGGATCTCTTGTATGGTCCAGGCGTCGATCGCTCGCGCCCGGCCGCGATCCAACAGCCGGCGCGCGGCCGCCGGCGAATCATACCGCGGCCCGGCTTCGGTCAGGATCTTGATGCCCCTGCTCACCCGTTTACTCCTTCGGAGCGGCGATCGCAATGTTCTTCACCGGGGGCCCGAGCCGCTGCTGCTGGAAGTCGAGACCGCCGGCCTCCGCGGCCGCCGTGTAGACCGCCCACGATGGTTTCTCGCCCAGCTCCTTACCATATGCGGGCGAGCTCTCGACCTGGTTGTGATACTCCTCGATCAGCACGGAGTTCTGGCTGTAGGCAAGGTCCCGGGCTCGGATGAGCAACCACGGGTCAATTGCATTCCCGCTCGCGTCCTGGATCGCGCCCGGATTCTTCACGCCCGGGTCTTTCGCTGCCGAGAATACATCACCGACGTTGACTACTTTGTGGAACGTGTCTGACATGGTTTCTCCTTTAAATTTCCACTCCAGAGCCATTTCCTTACACCAGTCCTGCTCCCCCAACGCCTCCATCCACCACTCGGGTTTGTTGCGTAGGATCACGGTGCGGTCATCGTGGCGATGCGGGCGAATGCCGCTTCACACCATGGTGAACGGACTTCAGGCATTCTCTCCACGCGGGGGTCAGGCCAGCTTTGGCCGAGGGGTATTACGCTACTTGTGAGACGGCCACGTTGGCGACCGCTTTGATGGTTCGGGGACCGGTCCGGGCAGTGGTGACCAGCTTCTGGTATTGCTCTTCTCCTACGGTGTCCTTCACTGCTTTTAAGGTGATGCTGCACTTTTCCAGGAACTTCTGGACGCCGAGAGCCTTGTATACGGAGCGGATATTGAGAAGCGAGGTCTGCATTTCGCGGGCGGAAATTTGGAGGGTGTACAGGCGGCCTTGGGCGGTACGCGGCTGATCGGCGGGAACATCGGCAAACATCCCCTGAATGACGGAGCCCAACATCTTGTGCTCGGCGATCGCGGGCTTCACCAGATCTATTTGGCGAGATAGCTCACCGTACCTGTCGATCAGGTCGGCGACTGTGTGAGCCTGCGGTCCCATCTGGCTGATTATTAACTACCCAGAACCCTGGATGCAACCCCTAGTACTTTTTCCCCCGGCTTAAATCGCGTTCGGTGCGGCACCGATGGTACGGTCTTTGGTGCAGAATGGCAATTTGCCAGACTGCACCACTCACTACACCAAGGACACTATGCCACACGACACCAAGACACACACCGAGAACCCGCAGTTCTGGCTCACCGTCCCCGAGGCTGCCGAGGTGCTCGGGATCAAGCGCCGGCGCATGCTCGACTACCGCGACAAGATTGCGTGTCGCCGGGTCGACAATCCCCGATCCGGGAAAAGTTACCTGATGTTCGAAAGGTCTGCCGTCGAGGCGTTTCGTGATCAGCGCGAGCTCGCCAAGGCTACAGGACTTCGCCCATCGACACCCGAGAACGGTGCAGTCCCCACAGTGAAATCTAAGGGTGACTCCACCGTTGCCGCAATACTACAGCAAGCTCTTGCCCTCGGGACAGCATTACAGCAGGCCCCGCCGGCAGCGGTGCAGCAGGCGCCGCCGGTGCCTGCTGCACCGCCACTGGGCTTATTTCTGGACCTGGACCAGGCCAGCGCTTACGCTGGCCTGTCCCGGCGCCTGCTGCGTTCGATGATCGAGGCCGGGCAGCTGCCCGCCTGGCGCGACGGCCGGACGTGGAAGATCCGAAGGACAGCCCTTCGTGAGATTGCGTATGGCCAGGATGCGATAGTCGCGGGCGTGAGAGGCGGGCCCCCACGCCCGAGCCGTACCAAACCCGTGGGGATGAACCACGGAGAATGGCCGGTCCGGAGGCCCGATCTATCCGAGCGAGCCATTCACACCCCGCCTACGGGCGATTGAAACGGCGCCCCCGGGGGGTCATTTGATTCTAAATCGATCACGAGCTCTTCCGGTATCGGCGATATCCCCCGCTTGCCACTCGAGAAATGACGACCCTGCCTCGGGGTGGCAAAAAACGCTAGCCCTCGGCAGATGCGCGGGGATATCATAAGGGCGGTTCGGTCCTGATTTTAGAACCGAGCCACCCAAAGATCTTTGGTTATTGGATTACGCCGAGGACAACCCCAGGAACAAGGGCAAACACCTCAAGCCATCGCCAAATGGCTTCACCCCTCATCCAAGGGCTGTACCCGGCGAATTTCAACATGAGTTGAAAGGCGAAACCCGCACTGATATTGCGGAGATTTCGCATTGCACAGAACCGCGTTAAGGCCGCGTTTATGCAAGTTCAGACTACCATCTTAGGTACAAAATCTTCAAGGGAAATCACGTATTTCTGCGTACCATTACTTGCAGTCCTTTGGGAATTGCGTCATAGTATTGGTGCTCGACTGATCCTCGGGCAATGGTTTGAGAACCCGGCCGTAGATGGCGCCTCCCGGCGTCTGGCTACTGCGGCCGGTTCTCAGCACTCTTTAGCCGGAGTGAATACGAGAAACCTTTCACAACAACTCGGCACAAGTCGCACGATCATCGAGGAATGCTCTCCCCCGATGAAATACACATCCTCGAATCCCTTCTCAAGCGCGCACGTCATGCCGCCGCCGCGCCCAACACGAACAACGACGCGATTGCGCCTGGCGATGTGGTTCAACTCCGCCCTGGTGCCTGCCCACACTGGGAAACGTCTCTCCTGCTGGTTTGCCGGGTGCGCCCTGATGGCGCGATCAGCGGCCAGATTCTGCGGCCGCATCGTGGCGGCCATGCTTTGGCGTGGTACACCTACCGCCCGCCGGCAGTCGTCAAAATCGGAACCACACCCTTCGATGAACCCGCGATGCGTGTCCGCTCGTGGAGTTATGACGGGCCCTCCGAGAGTTTACATAAATCCGAGCGGAAATCGGCTGGACGCGAGACGCGTACAGCCATCAGGAAAGCAGCCAAGTAGGCAGTTGGTGGGATTCATCTTATTCGTTATCGGAACTGGACTGCGTCCCGACAACGAATATTACGTCGCGCCTTGTCGATCGCCTTGAATCCCTCACCTTCGGACTGTGCTTCTTCTTGGACGGTTGAGGCCACAGTGTCGTAGGTGAGAAATCTCGAAACGCTGAGGTAAAGCGACCTACATCCGCTGAATTCATTCTGCCTGTAGTCCTTCCCCAGCGCAACCCCCCCAACTATTGAAATTTCGGGCGTGCCTTATCGCGCCCAGGAGAATTGCGAAATGTTACCGAATGACATCGAAACGGGCAGAACAGCAACTGACGCGCGTAGCGCGGCCGCGGCGGGAGGTGAGGTATGGAAAGCCAGATACGGCTGTAGGGAAGAGTGCATCGCCACCGATAGTTTACGAATGGCAGGTAACTCTTCCCCGATGGGCCACACAGCGTCAGGGGATACCCACGCTTCAGCCGTTTCACTCTTTCCCCTGCGCTGGGTCGCGACGACAGATGGAATATTAGCGCAGCTGGCTGGAGGTGTCCAGTGACGGTTCCCATGAAGCCTCCAATGAATGGCGACTTCGTCCCGCCATGGATGGCCGATCTCGGTCTGCAGGCTGGGCCGAATGGGTGGCTCAACGCCTCCAAGGCGCAGTTGCGGGCCATGCAACGCCCGGACCAAACACTCGCCGTAAGAGTGTGGGCAACCGGAATGCTCCACGCGCCCGGCTACAACGGGCAGGAGGCTTTAATCGTCCGCTCCAAGAACGGGCCGAAGGAACCCTTGCGGCCAAGTGATATCGTCCGTGAGTTGTTCTTGGAGGCCAAAAAATACTACGGTGACGCCGGCGTTAAAGCGACCGAAGCGGAATGGGAGCGGCTGAAGGAACCGAAGGAAGCTATCCGCGAAACAATGAGCAACCTGGAGGAGTATGGAGTTGCGCAGCGCACTGATGCGAAAGGCACGCCCTTCAGCGAACTGACCACCAAACAGCGCCAGCAGCTACCGAGTGGCCGCACTCGGATGTTCTTCTGGCTCTTCCCGCGGACAGTGAATCCCGCCCGGGCGCTCCGGGAGTGGGAGCAGTTTCAAAAACGACAGCAGCCGGCGCCGCCGACTATGTCGCCTGACGATGTATCCATAGTGGAGGTAGGGTTTCCAGCACTACCTGTTCCTCCTATCTGGCAGATTCTAAAGGTATTCCAAATAGAGAAACCAGAAAAAGCCCTAATCAACGACCCAGACTACCAGCAAAGAGTCGAACGCGCAAGGGTCGCCGCTCGGGCGGTGTTCTTAGAGGTAGTGCTACAACCCCTACCTGTGGGTGACGTTGAGGTAGGCCCCCAGCCACCCCCTAAGGTAGGGCCCCCAGCAGGGGCGTTAGAAAGTAAAGTTGAAAGACAGGCAGTAGTACAACCCGTGAGGGAAATTTCTTCTTCTTCGACGACAACACCGTCGCACCCCGCCGATCTTGTTTATATATCCAAGAACAATTCACCGGCCGGCCGGCCGGTTGAGTGGCATGCAGAACTGAGAGAATTCCTGGAAACCCTGCCCGTCGGAACAGCCCTTGATGAGCCAATGTTCGAGCGCATCGCCAAGCACCTGAGTGCACCGCTGCTCCCGCAGTTCAAAACCGAAGCTGAGAAGGCAAAGAACGAAATCCGGAAGTGGCCCGGCTATGAGACCAAAGCCAAACAGGTAGCAGCACGCGGGCTGGTGAAAGCTGCCACCGCAAATGGCGAATCCCACGCCCGCACCGAAGACCCAATACTACAGAAACTTAAAGCTAACGAAGAGAGGCGAAGAGTATGGCAGACCAGCTAACCGACCTGGAAGCCACCGGCTTTGCGCACCGGCTGAAAGGCGTTATAGGCTTCCCTTGGGATGAAAACGTCATCGCGGCGCACGCGGAGCACCTCAAGCGCTGGTGCAGGGGCTCATTTGTGGACAACCGCGTCTGGCCCGCCTGGGCCCAGGCGGAATGGCTGCTCAACGAAGTAGAATTGTCCTGGCTGAAGTGGATGGGCACGGCTGCCCTGAAGGAACTCTTCGATTCCAAATTTGCGCAGAAGGTCGAGCCAGGCAACGCGTTTAAGCCGATGGGCGCAAAGCAGCCTATTCAATGCCTATCGTGTAGGGACACCGGCTATGTTCGCCACCGCGGCAAATATCAATACTGCGACTGCCTACTTGGCGAACAGATGAAGAGCGATGCCGGCGACAATGCGATCCACTGGCTCGATCGGATGGACAAATCCTTCCGTGCATCCACTACGCCGCAGCTGCGGCGCGTGAATAAGCCCAGCCTCGAGGAATTGGAAGCGGAGTATTATGCCTCGCAGCCACCGAAGAACGAGGACGATGCACAATGAGTGTTCCCTGCCCCGCCTGCACCGCAAAACATGTCCACGCGACCGAAGACTGGGCGCATCACCCCTACGCCGGCCACGGGTACGCGAGCGGCCAGGGGTGGACGCATCCTGATTTAGCCCCCGCACAACACAACGGCGCCGTCTCGCTGAAGTTGACCGAGATGGAGCAGGGGCTGCTGGCTAAGGGCCTCGATCCTGACCTTGCGCACGAGACGCAAGCCGGCGCCGCGGCCTCGTTACGCTCGGGGGAGGGTGGCGACGGTACGGCGCCGGTGGGAGGGAAAGCATGAAGATCGGTGATAACGTTCGCGTCTGGCCGTATGCTCACCGGGAAAAGACGGCGTTGGGAAAGGTAGTGATCGCGTCGTCGAATAAGCGGTCCATTGGCGTTGCATTCGGAGAAGATTACGTCTCGTTTATAACTGCGGCCACCGGCATGGCAATTCACGCCGAGCACGGGAAGATGCTTCTGTTGAGTTGGGAAACCCAACTAGGATTATGGCGAGACGTTTTCGATAGCGGTTATTTTGAGATCGAGCCGGCAGGCGGGACCGTATGAGTGTCAGACTGTGGACGGTCTATGAACGGCCTCTGGATTACCCCAACTCCTACGTGGCACGCCTGTGGGATGGGGGGCACGCCACCGGTTCCATCGTGATTGCGCCCAGCCTGGAATTACTCCGAGAGCATTTAACAGAGATGCATCTAGTCCCGATGCCGCGCGACGCTGCTGACGATCCCGTGATCGTCGAGGTGTGGCTGTGACCGCGGCGGGCCCCGTATGATGAGCCTAACCCTAACGAGCGGTTCTTTCGGTTCGGGTCCGACGCGGCCGGCATGGTGATGCCGATTAAGGTGATTCTGGCGAAAGAGGACGTATGAAAGTGCTGCGGATTTCCTACCGGATCGGGACCGAGGACAAGACGATCGATTACACCGCGGGCGAGGTGGCGCCCCTGGTGGAGCGGCTGCTGGGGGCCGAGGGACTGTCGACGTCGACTGTTTCACTCATCCTGCGGTTGGTGTCCACTCTCGAGGAATTGTCGCAGCATCAGGAGCAGGGATTCGTAATGCATTCGATAGAATGGCTGCCGGACCCATCGAAAGAGGAGTGATGAAATACACCGCAAATGGCGACACGATCACGCTCAAGATGTCGCGCAACGATTACGACCAGTTGATCCTGATCCTGGGCTATGCCACCGGCGCCGCCAGCAGGACCGGCGATAAGTGGACGTTCTACGCCTGGATCGATTTTGTGAACCGACTGAACACCGGCAACCCGAACTTCGTTCCCTACGAGATTCCCGAGGAATTCAAGGCGGCGCATCCGTAATGCTCCAACTAATCCTGCACCTGATCGGCGACTACGTTACCCAATCCGATTGGATGGCGATCAACAAGGTCAAAAGCAGTTTCGCGGCCGTCTGCCACGTCACCCTGTATTCCCTGCCCTTTCTCTTAATCGGGAGTTGGAGGGCCGTTCTAATCATCTGGGCGAGCCATTTTCTGATTGATCGTTTCCGTTTGGCGCGGTACGTGGTATTTGCCAAAAACTTCCTGGGGCGGCCCTTTCCCATATGGGCTGATTGCAGCGTGACCGGCTATCCGAGTGAACGGCCACCGTGGATGGCGGTTTGGCTGTCGATTGCCGCGGACAACACTATGCATTTATGCATTAACTATGCAGCACTGCGGTGGCTGTGATGCCGAGCCGATTCCTGCTTCTGATGCTGTGCTGGCTCGCGATTTTGTGCGTCAACCTTGGAGTCGTCCTGGCCCTTCCCAGATATCCGGCGGCCGTGTTGCTTGGAGCATTCGTCGGGTTTGCTTCCGTGCCGGCATCGACGTATGCGGGCTTCTATCTCGTCCTGGGACCGCGGCACGCGCGCCGCTGGTGGCTGCACTTTCGCTTCGTCGCTGCGAACTGGGGGCGGCCAAACGTAATTATTGCAAGGGGGAGTAAGAGAAAAGCTCATGCCCATCGCCCCTGAGTTCCGCCAGCATTACGGCCGCGCCTGGCGCACCGAGATCCGCCCGCGCGTCCTGAAGCGCGCCCACGAGGAATGCGAGTGCTGCCGCAAGCCGCTCCACGCGTGGGTGTTCACGTATACCTGGCAGTCGCGTGACTTGTACTTCGGCGGCGGTCGCCGCTACTACATGATCTGGATCCGCGAAGGCTCGAAGGTGTGGCGCGACCAGTACGGGCGTCCCTGCTCGCCGCTGCGCGCTAAGGGCCTGCCGCGGAAGATCCGCGTGAAGCTCACCATCGCCCACGCGGATAACAACCCGGCGAATATGGACGACTTGAATCTTCGGTGCTGGTGCACCTGGTGCCATCTGCATCACGACCAACCGCACCACAAAGATTCCCGGCGGACGCGCAAGGACCGCGGCCGGCCGCTACTGGAGAAATTATGACGCCCGAATTTCACCGACTAAACCGCGGAGACTACGTGCGCGTCCGGTTGAACGATCGTGATGATTGGATGCCTGCGTTCGTTGCTCTCGCCTCCGATTCCAATCCGTCTTCCGTCATGCTGTTGTTCGATGGCGCGGTGCGTACCAAGAGAGGGCTGATCGCCAACGCCTTGCCGTTGACGGTCGACTACGAGGCGGAAGCGGTCACCAGCCTGTTTGGCGATTCTTACGACATCGAGGTAGCGGAAGATGACCACACGCCCGCCCGAGCCACACTTTGACGACGATTACGACGACGAAGGCGCAGGATGCTATGCATGCGGCGGCCGCGGCTGGTTTGTGGACTGCATAGACGACCTGTGCCACGGGCAGGACTACTGCATGCACGGTGACCCTCCTTCACCATGCCGCGCATGCAACCCAAAGGGAGAGAAGGAGGATTGCTTTTGACCACGGGCACGGGGGATCTATGGAAGTGGTAATGATTGCGATCATCGCGATCGTGCTGGTACTGCTGGTGATCGACGTCGCCAGGCAGGACAACCGCCGGCGATGACCACCAACGAACTCTGCCGGCGATGTCGGATCACCCATCGCGAGATTCAGTGGTGGTCTGATAGAGGCATCATCCGATGCCGGCGTACAGACCTCGGCTACCGCGACTTCGATGACACGCAGACCGTGACCGTGGCGATCGTCGCCCACCTCCGACGCAGAGGCGTCTCACTCTCGCGAATCCGGAAACTGAGGATTGGGCAGCCGAAGGGCGAATATCTGGTTCTACACGGCGCCGCGGCGCACCTCTGGTGCAGCGAACACGAGCTAATTCCCTGTGTGGCCTCGTGCCCGGGAGGCTGTCTTGTGGTATCCGTAGAGGATCTGAGGCGCCTTCTGGATGACAAAAATACGCCCCGACGCTCCCGTCGTACGCGAAACTGACGTTTTCGAGCGCACAGACGCCATCGTCGTTGAACTGCATCCCCGGTGGCTATCCGTACGGCTGAAGGGCAGCCGTGAGGCCCTGAACGTCGACTACGGGGCCATCCTCGAGCTGGGGCGGAAGCTCGCGTACCGATCATGAGTCCCGCACCTAGACCGCCGGGCTACTGGATGAACGAGATCGACGGCCGCCTGGCCGAGGCGATGAAGCGCTATCTGCGGGACGAACCGCTGTCCAATTACGATGTCGGGCTGATTCGCGCCTATCTGGTGCAGTGGATCGAATCGCCTGTGTGGGACATGAACCCGAACCTGGACGCGGCCGGCCGGGCTGAGTTGCAGACGCTGCGCCAGGCTGCGCATAAGATCACCAGCCGGCGCGGTATCGACGAGTGGGTGGAAGTCGCGACAGATTGGGGGATGGACCCGCTATGATGCCCCCGCTCTGCGCTGCGCCCAGTAGTGGCTCATACGCCTGGACACCTCCTGGCGTTCTGTAGCTGACATGGATTTGCGGCCGCTCTTTCCCTTTACACCGAGTGCGCGTGCAAGGTCCGCGAAATCCGGGCATTTGCGGGCGGCGCCACGATCACTATTGACCCGGGTTAACGCCTGGATTGCCACGTCGATCAAATCCCGCTGGCCACGCAGTTCCGCCAGCAGTTTGTTGATATCGAGCATGGAGAGATCGTATTCCCCGGGCCGGCCGGCCTTCAACTCCCCGATACCTACAATGGGGAGATATGGCACAACCGCGGTACAGCGTGCCGAAGCGGGCCTCGGGGAAGAATTGAAATGGCAAGTATCCCGCCAGGTGACGACTGGAAGACGACGCAACAGGGTCCGCCGTGGAATACTCCAGTTCAACTCCTACTGGCAAACGGGAAACTAGTAAGAGGCTTATTCCGATCGCGAAGTCTCGAGTTTGAAGATCTCGACGGCAATGCAATCAAGCCGCTGGTCGTATATTGGAAGGCTCTGAAGGATTGATCGCACAACCACGCTAGCGCAGACAGTGTAACAGCGCGGCGTCATTGCGTTACCTTCGTCGACAACGGCGGCCCGGGCTGCGCGGTGATGTACCATCGGTCGTCGTCGTTCTCGCCGAGCGCCCACAACAGCGCCTTGCACGCCGCGGCCTTTGAATGGATCGAAGCGCGATACGTGTTGGCATCCTGGCCGGCCGCAGCGTCGATGCTCAAGAGTTCCTCGAGTTTGGCGCGCAATTCCGCTTCGGTCTTCATCGCAGGGCAGACGTTTAGGAAGGCGGAGCGGGAGGCAGCATCTTCATCCCGTGCTCTTTGTAGGTATTGAAAATCGAGGTTCCCGCCGGCGTCTGGAGGTAAGGAAAGAACACCTCTCCAGCCTCGGCCATGCCGCACTCGATCATTGCGAGTTGCGCCTGAGTCCAGCGCAGAAGCTGCCGCCACGCCACCCGGCGGGCTTTCTGGTGCAGGTTCTCGATCTGCTCAGGCCTCCCGTACCACTGGCTGCCATTTTTGGCGCGCTTGAGGAGGATGTTGTAGATCGGCTCAATACGCGCGGGCATGGCGAATAGCGCATCCTGGCCGGCGATCCGCATGATCCAGCGCAGGCCCACAATAGCCCCGTTATCATATTCGGTGTTGATCTGATTGGCTCCAGCCTTCACGAGTTCGGAGATGACCTCACCAGCCGTTTTCTCCGCAGGAACTTCCGTCGTTTCCATGAAAAGCGTGCGTTTGGTAGGCATTGTGAAATTATCGCAGGCAGTGCAGCAGCGCGGCGGCCAGGACCAGGTTGACCAGGATCGATAGCATGAGCAAACGCTTGTAGCGCATGACCTCGCGGTACGGCGTCCACGCCCGCTCTTTCAGCATGTCCTCATTCTGCTTCATCGATCGCCCAGGGTCCAAGCCACGAGCATGACCAGGATGAAAAGCACCAGGCCGGGCCAGCCGCCGGCAATTGCGCGCACGTATTCTCTCATTCCTGCCCCCGGGAGTATTCCGCCATGCCGGCGTACACGTCGTTCAGACGCTCTACCAGTGCGGGGAAGTCCACACCGAGACCGGCGCGATCGCGGTGGTAAGAGACCGGCGCCGCCTGGTGGCAGTCGTGGCACAGCGGTACGCAGGACGTGTCCGAGGCCTTCTGGCGCATGCCGCCATCGGAGCCCGTGTGTGCTGCCTGCACTTCATGGGTCGTGCCGCAGGCTGCGCAAGGCAACGTGCGGATCCAGGAGAGGTACTTGCGATCGCGGACCGGCCCGCGGCCGGAGCGGCGCCTCGGTGCCCGGCGGGGGGCCTTCTTGCCGTGCACCGCGTACATCAGGTAGCGTTTCAGCCTCATTCCGGCCTCCGCAGGATGTACTCGATGCCCTTGACCCGTGCCCCAGGCACTTCCACCCCATCCCGCAACGCTTTCCTGAT